ATGAATTAGCGGTATTTAATACTGAGTTATCATCGTCTAATGTTTCAACAATTTATAATAGTGGAGTGCCAAGCGATATATCTGCGTTGAGTCCTGTAAACTGGTGGAGAATGGGAGATGATTCAAGTGATACCGCAACCTCAGGCGGATCCATCGCAACCATAACCGACTCAAGCGGAAATGGAAATGATGCGGTTCAAGCAACTGCAAGCGCGCAGCCTACATTCAAGGCGCTTGCGCAATTGAATGCAGCGCTAGACTTTAATGGATCGACTGAGTTCCTCACGATAAACGCTAGCGCTAATAATAGTCTACATACTGGAGGTTCGTGGTCCTTTTGGATGCACCATTCCGTTGCTTCGTCAATGGGGACTCCTATATTTACCGACTCAAATGAGGCTAATTACATGGCTGTTAATTTCTACGCCAATAAGCTCTACATTTACGCTAATCCCGATAACCACGATACAAATTTCCAAGCCTCAACAGGTTGGAATTTCATAACTTTAACGGCAACAGGTAGCTCCATTTCAGTCCATCAATTCTCAAATGATTATCCGACGGGGCGTGTTTTTACTAAAACTATTTCATCTGTACACGACCTTTCTGCGTCAGAAGTGTATTTTGCTAAAAGTGGATGGGGTGCCGGTCGCTTTTTTAACGGGATGTTAAATGATGTAGCCTTTTTTAGTAACGCATTATCAGCGAACGAACTGACAGCGATGTATAACTCTGGAGCTCCTATTGATTTAACTAGCGACTCAGGTAATTACAGTTCTAGTTCTTCTCTTTTAGGCTATTGGAGAATGGGAGACGACGACAGCTTAACCGATGGAGCATCCGCATCTCAAATTACTGATGCATCCGGAAATGGAAATCATGCAACGCAAGCAACCGCAGCAAATCAACCAACCGCTAGCATTGATCCTGTAATCTACGTATAAACCTTAATATCAATTCCAACCTTAAAAATTATGGCAACTAAATATAAATTACTTAACACTCCTGAGGAGTTTGACGCAAAAGAAGCTGAGATGAGAACTCTCTTGGCTATCCCTGACAGCAAGGGAACAACTGGATACGCAGATTCCCGTATGATTGATAATCCCGATCATGCTGATTATGGAATGTTCATCTTCCCGGTTGTAACCGAAGGAAAATGGAAATGCGATCAGCACTTCAGCGCTGACGAGCTTGTCGATGGTGATTCTTCCTGGGCGAAGCCTTTAGAAGAATTGGCATAGTTCTTACTCCTACGCGGGGGTTGTATTAACTACGACCCAAGAACCTGAGCCTAAGTGCATATACAATTTATCAGTATCTGTACCTAGTGCCATGGATCCTTTAGGGTCTCCGCTCCTACCTTTAATTTGGGCCTCGGTATCGATTATTCGAACGAGGCCCTTTTTACTTTCGATTATTAGCCGAACGGCTGTCCCGATTTCTGCTACTAAACTCATTCGAAAGAGACCCCCAAACTTTCTTCCACATCCTCTGCTTTATATCGGATGACTCGTGCGTTAATTTCTTTTCTTTCCCAATTCCATTGTTTCGCCCATCGACGAACGGTACCGGGAGAGACATCCATCCTTTCACGAATAATTCGTGGCGAAAGATAACGATTTTTTGTTACGCCCATATTCGTTTATATACGCTTATAACCGTACTACGCGACCGGATGTAAAGCGCGGGCAACCGATTGAGGAATCGACCACAATCTGGGATTATGAGTACCGGAAAGAGGCACATACGCTTCGTTCTTTATGATTAATCTAAACCCACAAAATACTTAGTTACTATGTCTAATATTCTCCAACAAATCGGTGCCGCTGTTAAAGGTAAAGTCGATGGTGTACAAGCCAACGTCGCTGCTGAAGAAACCGCGCGTATCGCCGCAATCACTGCTGAAGCATCTACCGCTAGAGCAGCTGAATCCGCTAACGCTACTGCAATAAGCAGTGAAGCATCTACCGCAAGAGCTGCTGAAGCCGTTCTTACTACTGCTGTTTCTGACGAAGAAACTGCTCGCATTGCTGCTGTTACTGCTGAAGCAAGCTCAAGAGCTTCTGCTGATACCAGTCTACAAAGCAACATCGATAGCGAAGCTACAACTGCAAGAGCTGCTGAAGCTGTTCTTACTACCGCTGTTTCTGACGAAGAAACTCGTGCAACTGCTGCTGAAGGTGTTCTTACTACCGCTGTTTCTGCTGAAGAAACTGCTCGTATCGCTGCTGTTTCTGCTGAAGCTAGTTCAAGATCATCCGCTGATACCGCTCTTCAAGGCGAAATCGACGCAGAAGAAGTTCGCGCTGCTGCTGCTGAAGGTGTTCTTACCACTAACCTCGCATCTGAAGTTACCGATCGCCAAACTGCTGTTTCTGCTGAAGCATCAACCCGTGCGGCTGCTGTAGCCAATCTTGACACTGTTAAAGCAAACCTCGCAGGAGCTGCTTTCACCGGTGCTGTTTCTGGTACTGACTTAACTCTTAGCGGAAATCTTACCGTTACTGGTACAACCACCAGCATTGAAACTGTTAACTCCCAAGTTAAAGATTCAATCATGCTTCTCAATGACGGAGCAGCTGGCAGTTCGAACAACGCAAATGACGTTGGACTTATCATGGAACGTGGATCGAGCGAAGATAACGTTGCATTGGTATTCGACGAAGGTGAAGACAAATTCGTTTGTTACAAAACCTCCGCTGCTGCTTCTTCAACTGACATCTCAGGTGACGACTCAAGTGCTACTCTTATGGACATCAAAGTTTCTGATGTTTATGTCGGAGCCGACAACCTCGGTTCTTACTCCGATTTCAGCGTAGCATTAGGATAAGCCTAATTTAGCTTACTAATTCTCCTAAGGGGTCGGAGGTCTAATCCTTCGACCCCTTTTTTTACCCCAATGAATGAGCCACTTACAGAGAGAGATATATTGGATAGTCGCGATGATTATGTTTTTTCTGGAGCGCGATGTTTTAGTAGATACTTTTTTCTTTTTGCTGTCTTTAATCTTTGCTCATGTTCAGTAAAAACCTTTGCCCCAACGGGTTTAGGCGCGATCGGAGCGGGCGTAGGTGCATTGGGTGGGCCGGCAACCGCTTTTGCTGGTGGTGGACTGGGAGCGGCTGCGGGACAAATAATTAAGGAGTCTGATTCAGTTAAGAAAAATACAGAAAAGCTTAAAGCCTTTAGTGAAGGCGATGTGCAGAAATTAATAGAACTGAAATTAAAAGAGGAGAGAGGCTTTTTTCAAAAGCTGATTGATGGGGTTTACGACATTCTAATGATTAGTGCCGGGGGGATGGTACTATACTTTATATATCATTTTCTACGTGTAAGAAACGTAACAAAAAAAGTTATTAACCTCGAACAAAAGAACAATAATCATGATTGATAATTCTACAGTTATCGGATGGGCCGGAACCTTTGCCGTTGTATCGGTTGGCCAATGGAACGATGTAATCGCATGTGTATGCGGTGTCACGACTACCGCATATATGCTGGTAAAACTAATTGAAACCCTGCGAAAAAAGAAATGAGTAAAAAGGAAGAAAAACCAAAAAAGATGTGCGGAGATAAATGTATCGCTCCCACAGTATGTAAAGAAATTTTTAAAGGACAGTGCGCCCTTGAAATGATGCAGAACGAGAAAAGCGAGTCTCCAATTGAGAAACCCGGTAGTGTAACCGGCAAAAAGAAATCGAAATCGGAGTATAGCTAAGCTCTACAACCGGTTACTACCGGCTATCCGATCAGTTATAAATCGGATATGGAAACAGCTATCGCGGAGGTTGACTCCCCGCAAGAAACGACAGAGGGAACAAGCATTGAAAATGCCTCAACTGAGGATATTCGCAATGCTTTAGGAATAACGCCAGAGACCGCCGAGCCTACGACCGGAGTCCAAGACCAACAGCCTGAGGCCGTAAGCCCAGAGCCGGAGGCCGAAGCTCATGAGCCGGAGGAACTAGAGGAATCAGAGGATGAAAAACTCGCCAAAAGACGAATCCGTCCAAGGAATGAGTTAGACCAGCAAGTCATAGACCTATATCGGTCTGAGGGCTTTAGTGGAGACTTCTCAGACGCCTCTCGTGTAATTTACGGTCAGGAAGCGCAACCCGCATCTCAACCCATTTATCAGCCCCAGGAGCAAGTCGAGGCGTCCGAGCCCGATCCAATTCAAGGCATTGATAAACGAGCAAACGACATACGGGCTACTATCATAGAGCTTGAAGGTAAAGTAGAGAAAGCAGCAGAGGATCTTGAGACCACCGAGGCATTACGCCTTCAGCGTGATATCATGAAAAAGGAACTCGAATTGCAGAATCTATCTAGCCGTAAAGAGCGGATGGAAGAAGCCCAAAGTCAGCAAGTTTATCAGACCCATCGTTCTAAAGCGATGGAGAGTAGAGACAGAGTTTATGAAAGATTCCCATCATTGCAGGATAAGGCTTCGGTCTATCGTAAGCAGTTCGATGATTATGTTTCGCAAGCTCAGTCCGACCCCGACTACGCCGCAGTTTTTGACTCGCCAAAATGGCCTGAATTACTCGCCAACGAATTCGCATCAGTATCGCCCGCACCAGTTGTAGCGCAACAGCCTCAAGCCGTTGCCCCTCAGCAGCAGGCTCCACAGATGGGGACTCAAGCGAAGGTCTTGACGACAGGAACTACGGCACAACCTGTAAACGCTCCGATTACCCCGGACGGTTTGCTTCAACAACTTCCCAGTATGAACAAAGATGATATCTATGCTCTGCTTGGAAATCCTGGAGGAGCACAGCCAAGAAGGTAATTAGGAGCAACAAACCTAATCTCAAATAATTAAATAAAATGGCTACAAAAAACCTACCAGCAAATTCAGCTGCTGCCGGATTACACCAAAACGGTACTCAGGCAAATGTTGATCTTGTTACTAACACCAACTCCTACGCTGATCTTATCGGCGGTGACGCTAATTCCGACTTGCGTTCACGTCTTTGGTCCGAACTCGTATCACGCGACGCTCGGGAAAAAAACGTATTCGCAAAGTTCATGGGCGGCGAAGGAAGCGGTAAACCAATCACAGAAAAACGCGATCTTAGCGCAGGCGGATCAGACAAAGTAACATTCACTACTGTTGCTCCAATCAGAGGACAAGGTGTTCGTGGAGAAGAAATTCTCAAGAACAATACTGATACTCTTGATTTCGGAACATTCAGCATTGAAGTCGACTTAGTTCGTCACGCTGTATCCTGGACTCAAGTTCTT